TAAGAGCAATCACCTTGCTCAACTAGACTATACTAACGTTGTTTCTGGTACTACCGCTAATACTGCTAAATCGGGTTTCTCAACAAGCACCGGTTTACCAGTAAATGCCGCTGTAATCCCAATTCAAAGAGATCTTGGCGACGCTAAGTATAACTTTAACTGGGGTAGACCAACCGAAGCTTCGGGTACCGATCTAAGTGCTGTTGGTGGTACTGGTGTTGTAGCTACTGGTGACAATTTCAAACCAGTTAAAGCCCTTATTTGGCAAAAGTCGGCAATTTGCTCACTTCGCCTACAAGGAATGAAAGTTGAAACTATTAAGGATGTTCGTCGCGGTACATTCTTTACTGTTAGTTCAATCATGGCAGGTGCTGGCGTTCTTCGACCAGAACTATGCGGTGCAATTCAAGGCGAATACACTATTGATTAATTTTAGCGTTAGCTAATACATTTTGGTTATTTAATGTACCTAGGGGGTCGAAAGGCCCCCTAGGTATTTTTTTCGCAAGGAGAGTCTATGAAATCATTTAATCCAATTACACAATCATCTAGAGGTCTTGGTGACACAGTTGCAAAGGTGGCAAATAAACTTGGGTTTAAGAAAACTCCAGGTTGTGGCTGTGAAAAACGCCAAGCGGTTTTAAACAAACTTGTGCCTTATAAGCAGAAGGGAGGTAAGTAATGGGACTATACAGCTATGTAGATGCAGTTAATCACATGCTATTGTCCTCGGGTGAACACATAGTAAACGATCTTAGTACAGATGCGGGTGTCGATACAAGTGTTGCTCAGTTCATACTTAATCAAACTATAAAGGCAGCTGTAATGAGGGGTATAGCAAACAATAGATATGTTGCTACCTTTACTCCTGAAACCACTGGTGTCAATCTTGGTAAAATTCTCTTACCTGATACTGCTTGTTATGCTCAAGTTGTTGAACCTCTGTTCGATCCTACGACGGGGGAGGTGATCCAAACTACTATTAAGTCCAATCCAACAAGGTTGTTCAACATCACCAAGCAGACTGATATATTTGATAAGGTATTAAAGATTGAAGTCATCGTAACACTTGATAATGCAGCAAATAACTATGGTTGGAATGATATTGATTCCGCTATACAAAGAGGAATCATGGAAACCGCTGCTAGAGAATATCAGGTTATAACCCAAGGTGATCTAGACGTTGATAAGCGGATGGCTATGCGGGAACAATACCATGTTTCTCGTGGTCGAGCTTCTGATGTCTTTAAGAAAAATAGATCTATATTACTAGGTGATCATGGAACTAGAGCAGCTGTCGATAGACGCGGCATTCTCTCTAGTGATCCATACTTTACAAGAACGAGGTTCTAATGGCTTTTGCAAGACTTCCAATTAATACACTAAGTGGCGGCGTGGGGCGACAAGCTCCCACTAAGAGACTAACCAGTGAGGCTGAAAACATAGATAACTGCCTTGTTACTCTTGAGAAGTCTGTTGAAAAAAGACCACCACTAACTCAAGTATCCACCAGTACTGGAAATAGTTATCTAGATGTTGCCAATGTTGAAGTGCCAGCTGGACTAAATTTTAATACTGACAATCTTTATTTTCACTTTCTAGATATTGATGGATACAATCGTTATTGTATTATTATTAACAGAGCAGGGTACACTTTTGATCCAGTAGTTATTAATAGTTTTACAAGCAATGGAAATACAATTAACCTATCTAACTTTATTACGGTATATAGAATTGAACCAACACAGTGGGTAAAAGAAACTGTAGATAATTCAGCTGGCTACTTAAATAATACTTCTGGATTTAATCGTGGTATTTTTGAGTATCTTACTTATGGAAACAAAGCATCTACAACAAACTATAAGATTGCTGGTACAAATGTTTCCAGTATAACTGCTAGTTCTATTAAAGATACTTTTGGTTCTATTGACTTTGATGTAGGTCTAATCCTCTGGAATAAGAGAGTTCCCCTAGGTTACTTACCAGATAATAGTCTTTTAGAAAATTCTCCAAATGCTGCTAACTGGTTTTCTAGCATACCTACTAATGAATATATTCACTCAGGAGATGTAATTAACTATAAGATATCTACACCTCCTTCAACGCCTGTTCCAAGCTTAGAAGACTCTTTAGATCCATCGCATGTAAGTAACTATTGGATTAATGTCCGCGATAACATTGATTTTAGAATTGATCCTAATACTTTAGAAGAAGAGGAAGAAGGACAAAACTTAGAAAACTTTAGTGTTATTCCGCAAGATTCAGCAACTGAAATCTATAATGATGTAAGAGATGCTAATGGTTATAAATCATTACGAATGATCCATCATTACTATGATAATCCCAGACTAATTCCTCTTCCTGGATCTAATTTAATTGACTGGGCAAAGGATCATTACTATTTAACTTCACCACTTAGTGCAGAAGATAGAGATGGTCAAACCACATATTATGGTTTTGGTAAAGTTTACTTTGCACGAAACCCATATCTTACATTTCCAACTGGATTCTATAGAGCAACTAGATATACAAAGAATCCATACTTTGAACGGATGAGATCCGAAGGTCCAAACTCAGTATTTGACCATCGTAGATTTCCTATTATTATCTACAAAGATTTTAATGATGCTGGTAAATGGAAAGTAAAAGCTATGCCATTGTTTCCACGTCGCTCAGGAACAAGCCTGACAAACCCAGGTCCAAAGGCTTTAGAGCGTAAAGAAACCGTCAGATCAATGGCTGTTTGGAAGAATAGATTATGGATTGCTACTGATAATACTTTATTAGCTAGCCGTACAAACTCTTTCTATAACTATTGGATTGACGATATTAACAATATTACTGAATCAGATCCAATTGATATTCAAGCAAGTGTTGGTGCATACAATAGATTAAGCCATATTGTTCCATTCCAAAATATCCTATTTGCTTTGAGTTCTGGTTCCGTTCAGTTTGAAGTCCGAGGTGGTTCAGTTGACGTAGGCATTTCTCCATTCAATGTTGAGTTTAGACCTACATCATTCTTTTCAACTTCAAAGTTAGTCAAGCCAATGAAAATGAGTAATAACATTTTCTTTGCTAATGCTGGTAAGTTGTATATGTATTTAAGCGGAAGTTCCTTTAATGATGAATATTCAACTTCTATGGATATTAGTCATCACTGTAGAGATTATATTCCTCAGAACATTGATGCAGTTACTGTAAGTTCTGCAACAAATACTTTGTTTATGACTGATGAACAGAATCAGAATTATGTTTATCTGTTTACATTTAGAACCAATGGTGATAGAATTGTTCAAAATGCTTTCCATAGGTGGATCTTTTCTTCTTTAGATAAGATTTGTGCTATGCAGTCTTATGAAAAGGATATGTACTTTATTTCTAAACGTCCATCGCAACCTGGACAAACACCTAATTACAAATTATATCCTTACTTTATTTCACTGGAGAGTGTGCCAGTTACCACCCCTATGGTTGATGGACTGATGTATGTAATTCCAGATTCAACCCTAATCAATGGAACTAAGACACGAATTGTGTTACCTACCTATGATCCTCAAGTAACTAAAGTTATATTGACAGGTTCTGGTTTTCCAAATAATATCAGATATACGGATCTTACTATTGCTTCTGGCGATATATCCTATAATGCTGGTTTAGGTGTAACTGAAGTTTTAGTTAACGGAGACTACAGAGCAAGTACTGTAGCTGTAGGTAGGCCATACGAAATGAATGTAGAACTTTCTCAACAAACATTCCGTAGTTCACAAGACCCCAATACTTCGTATGAAGGTGTATTAAACTTAAAGAGAGTAACCTTTAAGCATTTAAATTCTGGTTCATACGATATTGTAATTGAACGCCGTGGTCGTGTAGATTCTCCAGTTACTTTCTATCCCTTGGATATTAATAGTATTGTTGATAATCTAGGAAGTTTAAAGATAGATACAGTTGGTGAGCATTTAGTAAAAGTACTTAGTTACTCAGAAGGTTGTAAGATTTTTATTAAATCATCATATCCTACACCATGTAATATTTCAAATATCGAAATCGTTGGTAACTTTAGATCATATAATACCAGCGTTGAATAAGGAGTTTCTATGCCCTGTTACAGTTATACAAATGCAAATCCAGTATTATTTACTAATGTTATAAGCACACAGACAGTATCTGGAGCTACCTATTCATATTCAACCTTGGCTTTAATTTGCGAGTTTCCAGTAGATGATCAACTTCAAGTATTTAAGAAAAACTCTACAACTAATGCTGAAGTACAGTTAGTCTATACTACAGACTTTACTATTAACACTACAAATGAAACAATTACTATTTCTGCTTCCTTAACTGGATATGATCAAGTTGTTATTAAACGAGTAACACTTAGTGATAAGATGATCTATCGTTTTACTGATGGAGCTAAGTTAACTGCAAAACAATTAAATGATTGTTTCCATCAATTGTTATTTGTAACTCAAGAAAAAGGGTACTTAACTTCTACAGTAAATGTTAATTATCCGATTTCAGTTGCAGTTTCTGCTTGGAATAGTGGAACAACTTACGGTGTTGGTGATATTGTTTCTTTTAACAATAAAATCTATAAGTCAATTGTAGCTAGTAATACAAATAATACTCCGACAAATACGGCATTTTGGTCTGTTATAAATCCTCAACTTAATTCATTTGTTATTACTGGAAATCAAAATACAGTTGAGTTTGATCTGTTAAATCTTTCACTAAACTATACTCTTGTTTGGAATGGTAGTAAGTTCGTAGCAGGACCAGCAGTATCTACAATCTCTAGTCTTACTGATGTTGATATATCACCAGTAAGCAATAATGATGTCTTAATTTATGATACTAGTAATGGTAGCAAATGGACAGCTAAGAGTCCATCTTTTAGTATAATTGAAACAAATCTTAAATTTGCTGATTATACTTTCTACACCCCATCTAGAAGTACTTCTTACTTTAACCCAAGTAATCAAAACATTACTCTTAGTGGTACTGCCTTAACGGCAATGTCTGGATTTAAGGATAACAGCAATCGTTGGGTTTTAACAGATGCTCCTACTGTTTATCATATTATTAAGAAGACACTACCATCTGAAGCAGATCCAGTAACTTTCTTCTCCACAGTTAGAAGTGAATTAGACCTGGCTAATCAAAATCTAACTAATCCAGTTAAACTTAAATTATACTGGAACTTAAATCATGATAGACAAAACCTAGATGATGCTAGTATTAATCTGTCCTATATTGCATCTAACGGTTCTACATATAAAGATAATCTTGGCAACTTTAAAACTGCTTTCTGGCATAAGCCAGAAGAGTTGTACAATACAGCTGGGTATGATATTACTGCACCCTCTCCTCTTCTTAAACACGGAGTTGTAAATACAGGTATTACCTATTCTAGTGGTCCATATTTTACTTATAATAGTAATAATCCAGTTACAACTTTTAAATCTAAAGTAGAATCCTATGGCGTTAAGGCTTTTTATCTTAGTGTTCC